GCCTTGAATACCTTGCGAACCTTCTATTCCTTGTGCACCTATTGCACCTTGTGCTCCATCAGCACCCGCAATACCTTGTAATCCTTGTGTGCCCTGAGCTCCATCACTTCCGTTATATCCCTGTGCTCCTTCAGTGCCTTGAACTCCTTGTGCTCCATCACTTCCGTTATATCCCTGTGCTCCTTCAGTGCCTTGTATTCCTGCAAATCCCTGTGCACCTTCAGTGCCTTGAATACCCATTATTCCTTGAACTCCTTGTGTGCCTTGTGCTCCTTCAGTGCCTTGCGCTCCTTGCGCACCTGCAGGCGCTTGAAATTCAACCCATAATGATGTATCAATGTATGGTGGGTTTGATGAATATTCTGATGTGCTTGGAATCCATAACCACATTGCACTATCACCTAATCCTAAAGATGTTTCCCAGAATACGTAATCACCTGCATTATATGTTGATGCTTCCCATGTGCCTTGATTTTGTAATCCCGCACCATGCTCACCAATCAAGCCTTGAATTCCCATTAATCCTTGTGTGCCTTGAACTCCTTGTGCTCCTGGCCATCCAACTGTGCTTGCGCATAAAATAAATTGGCCTAAACATCCATAAATGCATGTATCTATAACCCATGCATTTAATGAAATATCAAGAATATATGCTGAAATATCGCAATTTCCCATTTATTGAAATTATTTTATCTATATATTTTAACTTACGTATATCTCTTCAAAACAAGCACTATCCTTTTGTACCTGAATTTGAGGATAAGTAATTTCACATATACCACCACACTGCAGGGTACATGCTTTGTTCTAAGTAGAATGTATCATTTGCAGCATTGTTTATTATTTTTGCAGGTGTTCCGGATGCCCAGTTAATGCTAATATCATAAATCCATGTTTGACCACGACCAGTATATGTCACACTTGGGAAATTTGGTGGTGGATCTTTGGCATAATATAATTTTTGATAAGTTTCGACCTTAAGAGGAAAATCATCCTTTGAAACATTTGTAACATTTATGTAGTATGTTGAAACTTCATTGTAATGCATTGGTGGAATAGATCTTGCCCATGTTTTATTGAATAATAAAACTGATGAATCACTTATGATATTTACATATCCTGAAACATCCAAATTTTCTGTATAGTTGTTGAAGACGTTTGCATATTGTGTCCAAATTAAAGCAGATATATCAACGTATGTCGAATTGTACATACCGTCTTGTGTTATGTAATCTGTGTGTTTTCTTGAATAATAAACAGGTCCAGGTTGTGGTGACGTATAAACATCATCTATTTTACTATGTGCACCAGTAGTTGTATCAATAGTTATTTCTTGTTGAGTAAGTTCTACTAAGTCTACTTCCCATTGTCTTTTTCTAACATCAAATGTTCCTCTGTTTATTGCAAAAGGCTTATCATCATTTTTTTCGTCTATCAAGTTTCCTATTCTATTTAAGGAAGTCATTGAAGGCCCTAACTCAAGTATAGGGAGTTGAATAAACTGTTTTGGAACATTATAGTGATTTGCTATTTCATCACCCATTATGGTTAGCATGTTCTTGCTTGAGTCATTTATTGAATTCCAAGACTCTGTATAGTATAAACTTGAATCTACATACATTCCTAACGCTCCACCAAACTGTTCTATGACATTATTAAGGTTTGAATCGGTTACATCCCCTAAAATAAAATCATAAGTAAATGACTTGCCGTGTTTTGCATCCATATCTGGCAAGTATTCTTTTTCTACTACGTTTTCGGTTGCCTCCTTTTGAGACACTGAATAGTATTTGTTTCTTAAATCTATCTGGTATTCATCACCACTTCCGCGACTTATTCTTATTCTTTGAAAGAAGTTTCTTTTCTTTTTGCTTGTTACAACTTTATATGATGTGCAATAGAACTTGACATCTTTGTAACACATATAAACACCGTCTTTATCTATCACTTTAAGACCAACAGATATATCTGTATCTAAAGGAAGTCCCGAGAAAGTTCTCTTATAGGACGTCCAGCCACTAAAACCAGGTTTTGCTGTAACATTACTGAACCAAATATATGACGGCGAACTATTATCCCATGCACACGTTTTATCATCTACTTCTGAAAGGCCGTAGTTACCTTGGTCAATATAAACAGCGCTATAACATCCAGTTATATCATTTGTAGAAGGGTTATAGTGTCCATAATCAAACTCTATAACAAATAAATCATTATTTGTTTTTACGCAATAAGGTGCAAATGTTTGTTTGAGGAATGTATTTGAGTTTGAATCACATCTTAATGCTATTCCATCTTCTGTAGGAACAAAATAGCTTAAAGGAACACTTTCTAATGTTGAACGAGTTCGAGTCCAAAAATCCCAGGTAGAAGTATCATCGTGGTAAGTTTCAGGATCAAAATCCCAGTTATCTACCCATGAGTCCTTATTACCATAATCAAATGTGCATTTTATTTCTTTTGCAGGGGGTTGTATAGTCATTACACCACCGGTTAAAGTCTGCCATTGCGTTTTATGGTTAGGTCTATTTAAGTATTGGTAAGGTGAATATGATATTGGAGTATGTGTTGAAATGTCCGTGAAGGCCCTTCCGGGTATCGACGTTTGAATCAAATCGATAGGTCTATATATTACAAATTCACCGTTAACTTGTGTTATACAGGCATTATGGTTCATCATTATCTGCTTAAGAACATCATCACAATATAAGTCCTTAAACACATCCACGTCTATCAAAACTTGGTCAAACGGAGAGTCAGTTGAACTATCGGCCATACGAGTTTCATACATATTTACATATTCTGAGAAAGTATTGAAACCTATTTTATCAAGTATGTCAAGTATTATTTCTGATGCATATTTTCTTCCATTGTAGTAGTTTCCGCTTGCATCTTTATATTCTATGTCACCTAAAATATCTAGGCCAGTGTTACACGAGACGGCTACTTCATTCTTTGCATCTTCATAAGGTTCTTCATATTTTTGTGTATCAATAAAACCTTGCCAATAAAGTGTTGAAACATCGGGTGTTGTAACATCTGCATTGTATATTTTCACCAACCACGTTCTATCTTCATAAGAATAAAGTTCTTTAAGCTCAAAGTTTACTGAAGAAACTACGTTTAAGACTGCTCGAATCTCTTTAAGACCACCAAAAACATCATCGCTTTCATTTGCTATCTCAAATGTTATAGGTGCTCCTCCTGGTAAAAGTTCAGTCGAACCTATAGAAGCATCTTCTTTGTATATTTTTACATACCAAGGGTTACCATCAGCATCCTCAGTATTCATGTAGTATTTTTCTATCCAAGCCATATTAATTTTTAGTTTATTCTATCTGCTCTTCTTAAGACTAATGCAAGATCTCTTCCATAAATTTTACCTTCTACTTCTATCTTCATACCGTTTGCAGGTCCCATATATTTTTGCAACTTATCCAAAGGAGCAATCACTTCGGGATTATTTCTTGCACCTGGGTATTCACCAACCAAACCTAAAGTAGGTCCTGTTACTATACCACCTTTTGCGAACTTGGAGGGGGTTACAAATGCTGCCCATATCGCTACTAATGCTGCTACACCTGCTATTGCAGTTGCTATACCAATGAGACCTTTCGATGCTTCTTTCGATATAATCTCTGCTGCAGCAAGTGCTCCAAGAATGCTTATTGCAGTCATTGCAGTTTGACCTATAATGTTCATTGCATCTACAAATGAAATCTTTCCATCTTCTGATGCGCTTTTTATAGTGTTGCTTAATGCTCCAAAGGCATTTGCCAAGTTTGTTGTTGTTTCTCCAACCGTAGTCATTGTTTCTCCAAGTTGAACCCAACTACTTATAGTTGTTGGTGGAACTGGAGGTGGAGCAATTATGGGTTGTTGTTTTCCTAAGTCTAAACCGGTGAGTTTAGGTAATTGTATATTTGCTTTTATGTTTGTAGCAAACTGTGTATTCGCTATTTTTTCTTGCTCAAGTTTAAGTGCTGCATCTGCTTCTGCTTTTGCTTTTTGTCTTTCTTCAGTTTCCTTTTTTATTTCTTCAGTAAGTCTATTTTGAAGTCTAACAGTTTGTCTAAGTATTTCTGAATGTTCTTGTTGAACACCAACCATTGTAGCATAAGCAGTATTTGTCTGATTTACAATATCGTCTGTAACTTCTCTTGTTTTATTTTGCTGAAGCATAATGTTATATGCTTCTGTTTCAATAGCAAGTTTTTCATCTGCAAGTTGTTTTTCTAACTTAATGAGTTCATTAAGCGCTGCTTGTCTTTCAGTGGTTTTCTTACTTTTATCAAATGCTATAAGTTCGAGGTCTGCTACTTTCTTTCTAATGTCTGCTTCTGTTATGATGAGCTGGTTTCTTCTATCTTCCAACGCTTCAAGACGTTTTCCAACATCCAGACCACTTTGAAATGCAGCTTTCACTTCTTTTCCCAAACCTGTAAACCCTTCTTTCGCTGCATCCGCAGCACCCTTAAAGTCTCCTTTAAGGAGTTTCACAATTGCCTCTCCAAGTTTATTGATTGTTTTTAAAACAGTTGAAACAACGGCTTTTATGCCGTTAAGAGCTATATTGAACTTGTCTGCACCTTCGGCAGTATTCTTAAAGTAGGATATAAGTGAACCTAATGCAATAACCAACGCTCCTATACCTGTAGATATAATAGCAGTTTTCATAACACCTAAGGCTTTTGAAAATGTTCCAACGCTGGATATTGCTTTACCAATACCTGAAGTAAGCCCTGAAAAGCCAGGTATAATGCTGTCAATTGATTTTGCAATGCTACTAAAGGCAGTAGACATTCCTTTTTGAAGTTCAGATGTCTTCTTATTTACATCTGTCATCCCTTTCTTCGCTGTATCAAGGCCTTTTTGAAGGTCAGCAGAATTTGCTCTAAGAAGCAACATGAGATCGGCTAAAACTGCCATAAGCGAAATGTTATTTTACTTTAATTATATATTCGTATGTTCAGGTATATTAGTTTTGATGAAAAATGATCTTTGTCCAATCATCAAATGACATAACACCTTCACCTGCATTTGAGTTATCTTTATTATTTCTTCCTATTCTTTCTTCCCATGGGAAAGGCCATAGTTCTTTTCTAAATCGTTCATAACTCATTTTATTTTTCTTGGGTAGTTGTATGTCTATAAGGAAGAAGGTTTGTATTCGGGTTTTTTCCCATTCATTTTTAACTTTAGCATCTTCATCTTTTAACCAATAATACAAAACGCCTGTAAGTTCTTGGGGTGTGTATTCCAAAAACTCTTCAGGCGTTAAATGAAGTCTTGCTGCAGCTATTAAGAAAATGTCAAAGACAGTTTCTATTTTTTTTTACCTCCCTCTTTTACAAGTTCTTGTTGTAAGTCTACAAGTTGTTGTGCGAAACTCATCATTGCTTTTTGGAAATCCATATAAGACTCATCCAAAATCCAGACACAATCTTCTTTCTTTACTGTAAGTTCTTTATCTGCCATTTTATGGCCTGCAATCAATGCATACCATAAAATCAGTTGTTGAGCTTCAAGGTTTGTATCAAGTTCATTAAGTTTAAGTCCAGACTCCTTTTGAGCCATCATTAGAACGTAGTAAGACACTCTAATTGGGAGTTTTTCACCCTTGTATAAGATGTATTCTACCATAAGTTAAATTTTTATTAATGAATATATTATGCAGTAGTCTTTCTTGTCAATGCTCCATCACCAGTGATTTCTCCTGAAAATGAAACAGGACTTCCTACTCCACCTTCATAAGATATACTTGTGAAATAGCCTGCGCCACTCCAATAAGAGTTTGCAGACACATCAGGTAAAATGTATATTCCTACTGATGGATTTGCTGTTGAGAGAATGTTTTCCATTACGCTTTCTACAGAAGCATAACCTGAAGTTACTGTAGATGTTCTCATTACCATTCCTGAAAAAGAAACAGACCATCCATAAAGATCAGGAACTTGTTGTTTTGCTCCAGTTGAGCCTAAACAAGCTATTTCTATCATGTCTTTATTTACTGAAAGTGAAAAGTCAGTTGCACATAAAAGCGTGCTTCCGTCAATGACTACAGACATTTGTTTTGAATAAAGAGGGGTGCTCATATTTTTAAGTTTATTTTAGTTGTTATATTTATTCATCTTCATATTCTACAGTTAGCGTAACAATCAGATCATCTTCGCATTTACAATCCTTAGTTACCTTTTCTGTAGTATATGATATCGTTTCTATATTTATTCGTTTTTCTTCTTTGTCTGCTACTATCGTAGCATCATAAAGAAGTTGAGTTTTTACTTTGTCTTGTATGTCTAAAACTCTTTCATAAAGTTTTCTATTTATGCGAGTTGAGTATTTCATGCTGAGTATAATGCTTCAAAGTTCATTGTATTCATATAGATGTTCTTATCTAAGTCAAGACTATGACTGTCGTTTAGAAATCTTATATCCATTATACCGTTATGACTCTGTCCGTTTAAGTATGAAACTGTTCTATCACTTATAGTTTCCAAAGTCACAGTATCATGAGCAATCACTTTTACAAGTAATGCGTATCTCATAAATGCAGTGTTGCTTCCTAAACAGCTTTCTTGTGCAGTTTTGTTGAAGGAATAAACCACCCAATTTTGCGTTATGTCCCAGTTTTCTGGAAGGTTTTCATAATGTATCCCTCCATCTATCCAAGAGTTTATAGATGAATCATTTGTCATTAAATGATATATGTCCGTACTAAATGCCATTTTATCCTTTTCTCGCTATATTTTTTAATCTTTTTAATAAGATGTTATTTACCTCATCCCCAAAATTTGTATTAAAATATTCCACCACGTTGTCTACGTTATTTAAGATGAAAGGCTGTACTACATTTTTACCGGTGATGCGGCCTCTATTTGCTCCTTTTTTCGTAGTTCTTATTTCAGTTCCTAAGTCTAACCATCTGATTATAACTCCCAAAGGAGGAACAGAAACAGTTTTATCACCAGATTTTTTTGTCGTTCTTCTACCTGCCATAACACCTGCTTTTAAAGCAGTTTTATCAGTTTTTGAACCGGCAATACCGATCATTTTTTTACTTTCTGGACCATAGGGTATTGCGCTTCTTAGAGGAGATACTATAGTCTCTCTTAATGCTTTACGTTCTACTGCTTTTATTATGCTAACCAATGTTTTATAATCTAAAGCATCCAAAGCAGCTAAAACCTCGCTTGTTCCTTGTAGTTCAAATTTTACTGATTCTGGCATTTTATTCTATTCGGTTACCTGGTTGTTCCTCATTGTATACATAGCATCTTAATCTTAAGAATGCCTTTGGAACTATTTGTTCAATATAATGTATGCGATATGAGTTGTTATCATAAACGACTTTGCAGTTGTAATCTACTTGAGGGTCATGACGTATAATGATTTCTACTTGAGTCATTGGAACTGTTCCTGGTGCAGGGTCTTGTGATAGATCACCGCTTATAATTCTGAGCGAACCCCAGGTATACTTATAGAACTTAAAACTTTCTATAGGTGTTCCTGATGCGTTATTTGACCTGTCATACTTATATATTGCAAGTCGTTTTCGAAGATCGTTTGTGTTCATTCAGAATACTTATTTTACCAGCGAATAGCTCTATATGGCCCTAATAGTCTATCAACTACATCATTTTTCTTTGTATTTCCATATTGATATGAACCTCTTTCATCATCATATAGATTACTACACTCTATAAGTATTGCCTGCTTTATTTCCTCAGGACATTCATCTTCTTCATATCCTGTTGTAAATTCAATTTTAAGAGGATCACTCGTTTGAGTACCTGTAAATTCTATTTCGAAATGATCATCGAAAGGAATGTAGGTATAGGAAGTAATTAAAGTACTTGAATCAGAAATGATATTGTCAATTGATATCAGATTTCCCTCATCAACTCTAATACCACAATCACTAAAGTCATAAACAGTAAGAGTATTTGAGGTTTTGGCAATGTCTTTATTAATGATGTTCTCACAATATTTTGTAGATGTTTTGATTATTGCATCTTCAATATACGCATCATCATTTGTGAAGTCATTATCAATGCGCAAATGTCTTTTTACTTCAGATAAGGATATAGGATAGGCTGTTTTTACTTTTTTAGTTATCATAAATGAGTTATGATTTTAATAAGGGAGAGGCAAAAATCCTCTCCCTTGAGAATATCAGAAAAACAGGTATTAGATACCTACTGAAGCATCAGAACTAAAGTATTTGAATGCGTATTTATTTCTAATCACCGTATCATAAAAGCCTAATACTGTGACTTTTAGTTTTCCAGTGCTGTCGTATGTGTATGGGTTCACTATAAGTTCTGGTGTTCCCCATTCACCTACTGCTGCAAAACCGAAGTTTCCATAAACTGCTCTCTTTGATTTCATTGCAGAAGATGCAATCGCTTTACGTCCACCAACTGTGTTATTAAGTGCGTTCCAAGCAAGTGCTATACCGGTGCTGTTAACAGCTTTTTGTTCAAGATATACTCTAACATCATTATCAGTTACGAATGCAGCATTACCGATGTTGTAATCAATGTTTGTAAGGTTGATCATGTCACCATAAGTAAGACCAGCTGCGGTTGGAGCTATTGAACTATCAGTAAGGAACACTTCATTGAATAAGTCAGTAACTACTTGTCTCTCATTTGCTTTTTGCATATCCTGAATTATACCACCATAAATTGCTGAAGGCATTGTTAAAAGTGCTTGTTTGGACCAAGTTTGAAAACTTGAATAAGCTTGAGGTGCTAACTCTACATTAAGAGGAGCGGCGCTAGCTGTTGAAGCATCTTTATTTTCAGCAGGTTTTGATGTGCTTAACTGAGCCATATAAGGAAGTTCGTGTTTCCCTGTGAGACCAGTGTAGAAAGGAACACCAAGTGATTGTAAAAGTGTGAAATCATCACCAGTTACCATAGCAAGCGAATTTTCTATACCTACATTAACTAATGCTGTATTAGTTGTTGAAAGGATAGGGTCTGCTCTAAAGATTTCTTTAGGAATTAAAAGACCACCTTCTTTACCCATAAATTCTTTAGAAATACTTCTACCGTTTGTAGATGTATATTCATTTGCTGCTTTGAAGAAGCTTCTTACGATATCTTTCTTTTCGCCGTCATCTTCGTTTCTAAGAACTTGACCAGCAAGAACTTTATTAAGTTCCTCTTGTTCTTTAGCTCTTTTAAGTTCGTCCTGAATAGCAGTAACTTCAGCTTTCATTTCATCCCAACTACGTACTTGTTCTTCAGTCATTTG